TAGAAAGAGGCCCGCCTATGATCGTCCCCCCTGGAAGTCACACGGCATTCATAGGTAAGCCGGAAACTCCTGATCAGTGGCTCATGTACCTGTACGGGAAGGTTCCGGGACCGCTTCACGACTCCCAGAAGTATTCGCAGTACTACGAGGGCGAACAGCAGAAGCTCGCATTTTCGCAGATGAAGTACAAGGCGGCTTTCGCCTCTGTCTTCGAGCAGTGGCGAGACAACTTCTGCGGCACGATCGTCGACTCCACGAACGAGCGGCTTCACGTTGATTCCTTCCGGATCTCCGGAGCGGACGACGGTAAGGAAGCACGCGAGTTCTGGCAGCGGTCCAGCATGGACTCCTACTCGTCGTCGGTACACCTTGAAGCCCTGATCACAGGTGTGGCCTACGTCGTCGTGTGGGCGGACGCCAAGGGCGAGCCGACCATCACCCCGGTTCCCAGCTCTCGTATGGCTGTCTCCTACAAGGCCGGTTCCCTGTGGGAGCTGGAGGCCGCGGCCCGCTTCGAGATGGACTCCTGGGGCCGGCAGCAGGTCACGCTCTGGACTGAGGAGTACGTCTACGAGGTGGCCTACGGAACTACGGAGTGGGACCAGGGCGTGAAGAGCCCCAACCCTCTGAAGATGGTTCCGGTCGTTCCGTTTGAGAACCGCTCTCGACTCGGTATGGAGCCGGTTTCTGAGCTGGTCAACTGCATCCCGATTCAGGATGCGATCAACAAGACGACCATGGACGCGCTTACCGCGTCCGAGTTCGCTGCCTTCCCCCAGCGCTTTGTCACTGGCCTGGAGATCCAGGAAGACGCCAACGGCAACCCCGTCGAGCCGTACAACGTGGGTCAGGACAAGCTCTTGCAGGCCGAAGACCCGGCCGCCAAATTCGGCTCTTTCGCTGCCGCTGACCTGTCCAATTACGTGGACCTGGTTGACATGCTCGTCCAGCACCTCGCAACTGTTTCGAGGGTCCCCAGTCATTACTTCCTGGTCAACACGACCACCGCCCCATCTGGTGAGGCAATCATCTCGGCGGAAGCCGGACTTGTCGCCAAGGTGAGAGAGCGGATGCTTCACTTCGGGGAATCGTGGGAGCGAGTCATTCGACTCTGCTTCGCGGTTAAGAATGACAAGCGCAAGGACGCCTTCGAAATGGAGACGCGTTGGAAGGACCCCGAATACCGCACCGAAGCTCAGCACGTTGACGCACTGCTCAAGCTGAAGCAGCTCGACGTGCCTCTTGAATTCCTGTGGCACGAGGCCGGGTTCTCCGGCACTCAGATTGCTGACTTCCGCGAAATGCGGAAGCAGGACGCCAAGGCCCAGGCAGAGATTCAGAAACTCATGCCCCAGCCTCAGGTACAGCCACAGGGGCAGCAGCCCAACCCCAACAAGCCTCCGCAAGGGAACTCCGGGAATGCAAACCGGAAGATCCACGAGGCTAAGCCCTGACCCGCCGAAATGGTGAGTCCCTTCCGAAATGGAACAACGTATGACTACTCAGGACGACAACGCCGGGCAGCCTGGTAACGAGGGAAATCCTCCGAATCCTCCCGCTGGCCCGACGCTGGAAGAGGTCACTGCCGACCGCGACCGTTGGAAGGCTCTCTCTCGACAGAACGAGACCAACTACAACACGTCGCGTACCGAGCTTCAGCAGCTCCAGACCGAGCAGCAGGCCGCTATTGATGCCGCCCGCACCGAGGGCCGGACGTCCGCCCTTGGAGAGGTCTCCACCGAGCTGGTCAGTGCAGAGCTGCGGCTTCAGGCCGTAGGAGCTGGCGCTGAACTCCCTGACCTCTCCTTCCTCGACCTCAACCGTTTCACGGGAGAGGACTCGCGCCCGGACACGGACGCGGTCAAGTCGTTCATTGAGTCCCTGCCTAAACAGGCGAATTCCGGAGCGGGCTTCCCGCAGATCGCAGGCGCCGGCCACAACAAGGGCGGCAACAGCGACTTCGCCAGTACCAACCCGAACGATCTGGCGGACTACATCGCGGGTGGGGCTTTCCTCTAAGCCTCCCCTTTCCCTTCATTCAGCCCTCCACCTGGGGGGCTTTTTTCATGCCCTCATGGAGGCTTAATGGCTACTGAGCACCACTTTAATCTTGACCCTAAGCAGGTCACTATTGCCGCTCTCGGCATCCTGGACCGACAGCTCACCCTCGGTGGCATCCCGGCCCGGTACTCGGAGCTGAACTTCACCGGTGGCATCGGTGACGTGATCAACGTCAACCGCGAGTCTCGCGGTATCCCGGTTCAGGCGTCGGGCATCTCCTCGCCCATCACCAACCCGATCACCGGCGACAAGAACGTCTTCGCCGCGGCCTCCGACCGGCCGCTTCCGGCCACGGATCGACGGGCCCCGAACGGCTTCGTCACCGAGACCAGGTTCCCGGTCCAGCTCACCACGCTCGCGCAGAACGCGACCGCGATCGGCATGGAGCAGGTTGCCTTCGACCTCCGCCAGTTCGGCTCTCAGGTGCTCAGCAAGCTGACCCGTGGTTTCGCCGAGTACTTCGACGACACCGTTGCAGCCTTCATCAAGGCCAACATCAACCGGTCCTCGCTGACCGCTGGTCAGAAGAACGCCGTTGGTGGCGACGTCTCGGTCTCCATCCCGCAGGCGGACGGCACCGGCGCCAACATGACTGAGCGCGCTCTCGGCATCCGTGCGGCGCTGGTCGATGCCCGCATGAACATGAACCTGGCCCTGGTCCCCACCTCGGAGCGGTTCCTGATTGCCGGCCCCGAGGTCGAGGCGATCCTTCTCAAGGACCCTGAGTTCGTCGCTGTCGACTACTCCGGTGACACCAACGCCCTGCGGCGTGCGACTGTCGGCCGTATCTACGGCTTCGACATCGTCATCCACAACAGCTTCGGCCTTGAGATGTACCTCTTCCACAAGTCCGCGATGCTCATTGCTTCTGCGTGCCCGGCTCTGCCGATGGGCGCCGTCACCGGCTCCGTACAGAACGTGAACGGCATCGCCACGCGAATGCTGGTCGATTACAACTACAACCAGAAGCACGACACCATCGGGCTCGACACCATGTACGGCCTTGCCACCATCAAGGAGGACCCGGCATACAGCGTGCGGGGCACCGTCATCGGTGAGAAGTTCGTTCGCGGTCTCAAGATCGCGATCACGGAGACCGCTCCGACTGGCTGATGAAAGGGTTTGGCCCCGGAGCTGGGTGCCCCGGGGCCTCCCTTAGTGGACGAGACCAGCGGCCTTAACAAATGCTAGGGCTGCGTGGTACCCACCAAGGAAAAAGACGAAGCCGCCAGAGAGTACAGCGAGCGCCGCCTGATTCAGTCCGATAAGCAGTGCTACGGCGCCAAGACCGGCCACAACTGCCATGACCAAACAGAGAGCAAGTGCCCACCACTTGTGGGGGTAGGTCGGAGTGCTCATAGGATTCTCCCCTTAGTAAGTAACCTCCTTTCCTGGAGGACGTAGGAGACCTGGCCCTCATACGCGATATTCGGTTATCGGTATTCAGTTGTCTGTTCAGGTCTCCGGGTTGACGAATATCGGGTGGCTGTCACTCCTGGGCAAGGAGTGAGATCAGGTCTTGCTTAAGCCACCCACCGATTCCGGGGGTCCTCTCGCCAAGACGTCTCCTCTTTGGGGGGAGAGATCACAACTCGCATGGTGCTTGGCCACCACGGCGGTGTACCTCACCGCGCGGACCACGTTAGCGCTCAACTGAGCGGTCAGGCAGTACTTCTGACGCCAGATCACACCAGGGAGGCACATGCCCATAGCTTCGATCACAGACGTAGCCGACCGCCTAGGGCGGCCCGTCGCCCCCGAGGAGACAGCCCGAGTCTCCGCCTTCCTCGCAGACGTGACCGCGCTCATTGAGGACTACTGCGGCAAGGACCTGGAACGCCACCAGGACCAGGCCCTCGAACTCCCTTCGGCCGGCGGATGTGTCGTCACCATCCCGGCCCGCTACCAACTACAGCTCACCGTCACATCGGTTCAGCTCGACGGCCAGGCCCTCACGGGCTGGTACCTCGACGGCCGCAATCTCGTGCTCGACCTCGGATGGCCCGTCGGCACGCTCACCGTCACCGCGTCCTGGGGCTACCTAGCCATCCCTGCCTCTCTGAAGGCGGTCACCTGTTCCGAAGTGATCCGGTGGTTGTCGATCTCCCCTGGCACCGTCCGGGAACGGACCGGTGACCTCGAAGTCGAGTACGCCACCACCGAGCACAGCCAAGGCATTTCCGAAGGCGCGCGCTCGATGCTCGCCAAGTACCGACCTCGCGTCGCCTCGATCTCCCTGAAGCGGGAGGTCTCATGGCGCTGATGAACGACTTCATCGAGGTCCGGCGCGCCCCGCTCGTCGAGGACGCGTACGGCCGGCATCGGGACTGGGACAACTACACCGTCGTCTGGTCCGGGTTCGGGGCTGGAGTCCCGTACCTGAGGACCCGTAAGACGGAGACCCCGATCCGAGAGACGGCCCTGAGCAAGGCGAAGGTCTACCTCCCCGGGAACCTCGCCGTCGATACCGCAGACATTCTTTCCTTCCAAGGAAAGCTCTGGACCCTCGAAGGTGAACCCTGGAAATGGCGAATGGGGTCACGCCAATACACCATGATTGACGTGAGGGTGGTGACTAAGTAGATGGATACTCCGAAGCGAGGTAAGCAGTACACCCGCTATGGGACCAAGGACTTCACCTTCGAGACCGACATAGGCTTTGAAACCAAGCTCATGAAGTCTGGTGCCGTCCGGGCCCTGGTCGTCACCAAGACAGGTGAGATGGCGGGCAACATGATCAAGGCCGCTCCCCGCGGCCCTCACGTGACCACTGACGCGTACTCGATCAAGAAGAACATTCACCCCTACGTCGAACA